CTTGAAAGACTTGCCCACAATTGTACAGGAGGTAAAGCAATGAAACAGGTTATGTTATTAAAAGTTAAACGGGGGGGGGGTAAAATGCTCTCTAAATAAAGAAGTTACGACCTCTTATCGTAAGAAAGGAGGGCGTAGATGAGACGATCGATGATGGGACGGAAGAAGTTGCAGTTGTTCACCAAGAGGTTCTATCCTGCCGGGAATTATATCTGGATCGTACCTAAAGGATGTAGGGAGGTTGATGTGTTTCTTGTCGGTGGTGGAGGAGGTAGTGGATATAATGGGAATGCTGCTGGTGCCGGAGGAGGCTATACAAAGACTTTCAAAAAAGATACGACTGGATGGAAAGATGGTGATGCTATACCTGTCACACCAGGTCAGGCTATTCCAATTATAGTTGGTGCAGGAGGTAACGTTAGAGCTAATGGTGGTTATTCCCAGTTTCTAAATATCAGCTATAGAGCCAATGGCGGTTATACGAACAATAAAGGATGGGACAATTCTGGAAATGGTATGGGATATGTTGGGGGAAATGGTGGATCTGGCGGTGGTTGTGATGAAGGTATGGGAGCAACAGGTGCAGGAGGCTCGGATGGAGGAGACGGATCTACATATTTGTATGGTGCTTATAATAAAGGTAAAGGACAAGGCCATACGACTCGAGACTTTGGAGAACCGACCGGCAAAAGAAATGCAGGAGGTGGTGCTGGTGCCAGAGGAACTAATAATATAGGAGGTGTTTCTGATTATAAGGAAGGTTCCGGTAACGGGGGGGCTTTAGGTGGTGGTGGGTATGGTGGTGGAGCTGGTGCAACATCGTTAAGAGGCGGTGATGGCACTGTCCTGATCCGATACTGGGCTTACGAAGAATGATCTGCCGTTGAAAAAGATGAAACAAGATATTAACGACTAAAAAATAGGAGATAAAGTCATGAGA